GAAGGACTTGATGCTGAACAATCTAAATATGTTTTAAACATGGTTATCTCAGCTATCAATTTGGATATTCTTACAGACGAAGACAAAGAAGAAATCACTTCAAAGTTTGAACCTGAAGAAGAGGGTATGGAATCAGAAGTATCTTTAGATATGGAACCTGAAGTTGGTGGTGAAGAAGAAATTTCAATCGGTGATGAAATTGAAGGACCACTTGGATTTGGTGACATGGAAATGGAAGAAAAGTATCACAAGATTTCTAAACTTTCAAAAGCAAAAGATGCTGTTAGTAGTTTAGGTGAATTCTTCGAAGATGAGACAAATGCTCATGTAAAAGATATTGTTGATAGTATTTTCTCCGAGTCTAAAGTTGAACGAGTACTTTCAAAATACTTTGAAGTTTCTGCAACTGAAAAAAGATTGAATGAAGAAAAGAGTATTCAAAAGAAAGTAACTTCTAAGAGAATGGAAAATATTAAGTCTATGTGTGAGACTTACGAACAAGAACTTGCATCTGAAAAGTATATTTCAGAAAATGCATCAACAAAATTTTTGGGTAAGACAAACAAAAATAACTTAGTATTTGAATCAAACAATAAACAGGTAAAAATTTCACCTGAAGGTTTGGTACTATGAGTCGTTTAGTTTATGTAAACGGATTAGGTCCCAATTACAAGGGAGATAATATCTATGAGTTTATATTTTCTGACGATAATTTGAAAGATGTGTGGGGTGAGAATTGGGAATCAAAACCGGCTCACGGTAAACCATTACCACCCGACTTAGAACATATAGCGAAAGTTGGAGTTTTGAAAAATACTAAAGTCGAATTCGAATTAGTACAAAACTCCGACTTTTTTTCAGTTTTAGACGCTACCGATGATATCATAGCGTTAGCCTGGGAAATTGATGAATACAACGAAAAAGAAAGTAGAGTTGTGTTTAGATTTGGGGATGATGAAAAAGTTGTAAAAGAAAAATTGTACGAAAGAGACCTAATACTCGAGTTTGAAAAAGAAAAAAAGGTGGTTTATGAAAATTAATACAAAAGCGTTGGCATTGATTGAGTTTGGTCTAAAATCCAAGACGGTTTCCAATTTGTCTGAGAGTGAAATAAATACTCTCTACAAAAAACTAATTGTGTTGGAACAAACTAAAATAGGTGATTCTTTAGAGACAATAAACACTCAAATAAATCAAACAACTGGTGCAATTCAAGACTTAAAAGGTGAACTTGAAAATTTGTCAAAAGAAATGAGCGAAGACGATGTCGCGGCCGACATTGATTTTGACTTGACAGGTATTTCGCAAGATAAACACCAATCAATGGGTGATGACGGTATGGATGATGATTCTAACCCTAAAAGTACGGCTCATAGTGAAGAAGGTCAGACTGAAAGTGAAATAAAAGAAAAATTTGCATCTAAAGCTCAAGCAAGATATTTTTACGCAATGGCTGACAAACCTGGTAAGAAAGGTGAGAAGTTCAAAAAATACGCCAAAGAATTTACCAAAGATACTGAAAAGAAAGGAGGTTTTAAGAAACTACCTGAGAAAGTTAATGAAGAAAGTATTAGGTTTATCCAAGAAAATATACTATCTTTGTTGGACAAACACCTACCAAAGAAGATGAGTAAGAAAGATATTTTGGAAAACGACACCAAAACAGCTCCTGATAGAACTAAGACAAAGCCTACCACAAAGCCAGGTAAGTCTAATCCCTTCAAACCACAACCAGGTCAACAACCTAAACCAAAGGCGGGTGATACTAAAACTGCACCCGATAGAACTAAGACAAAACCTACTACAAAGCCTGGTAAGTCTAATCCCTTCAAACCACAACCAGGTCAACAACCTAAGCCAAAGGCAAAACTACCTGAATTCCTTAAGTTTAAAAATATTTTCAAAAATGGAGAGAAATAAAAAAATAGAAAAAATTATGTCAACCATGTTAGTTGAGGCGTTGAAAGAGAAAAAAAAGAATCTTTCCGAACAGTCAGGTGATGATGGTAGCGAAATGGACCCATCTTTGAGAGCCAAAATTGAACGTGGTGATACACCATATAAAGAAAACCCTGCTCTACCTGATAGAGATAGAGATGGATTACCTGACAGATTTGAAAAAATTGTTGCGACAAAAAGATTTAATGACGTAGTTAGAAAAGTTAATCGTTATACAGGTGCTTCAAATATTAGACCTATGTCTAATCAATTACAGATGTTGACGATGTCTATGATGAGTGCTTATCAACAAGTTGTGTCTATTGAAAGAAATAATAAAGAATATTTGGAGAATTTAGCCATTGATTTGGTAATGAAAGAATTTGGTATTACACCAGATATGGTTCAGTTTGATGCCAAATTAGTGTCACCAGGTTCTATAGATACATCTAAGATGAGTCTGAATCCTGAGAAATACGATGAGGAGGAGATTGAAAAAACATTTTCAAATGTAAGTCCTGAAGAAGCTGAAAATGATTTAGAACAATTCGTTGATGTATTTGAAAAGTTCAATGATGAAGTTGCTAAAAGACGTGTAATAAATGCGTTGATTCAAGGCTCGTCTAAAAAAGGACACTACATGTTTGAGTTACTTCCTGACGAGTTGGAAGCTATCAACCCTAACTTAATGAATTTGTATGGTGTTATGATGTCAGTAAACGACTTGTTATATTGGATGTTTCCTGACGAGCAAATGTTGTCACAAATGTCGGCAACAGGATTGGCAGGTTCTGAAGAAATTAATATTGAGACTGACCCACCAACAGTTATTGCAAGAGCGGCGTTCTTTCCTGCATTAGTACACGAATTAATCAAAGGTGTTATGGAGTTGTTGGGTGCCAGCGGACTTCCAACTGACCCTGAAAAAACCAAATTGGTTGTTGGTCAAGCCGACACATTGAAAGCAGAGATATGGGATTTGAGATTTGGACCTGTATTTTGGGAGAAGTTCATTGAAGCATATCCTGATGAGTTATTTGAGGATGATATGAAACTAATTCAATCGTACCTATTCACAAAATTCTCAAGACTTTCAATGGAAGAGTTCAAAACTCTAACAAGAGCAATTTTATCTGGTAACCCAAAAGGAAAACAAATTCTACAAAGAATGGTCGATGAGATTGTAAAACAATTACAAGAAGAGGAATACGAACAAAAAATGTATAAAGATGATGATGAGGACGACGGTCCGGATTTATCATTCTTGAGTGATTTAGGTATCGATATCTAATAAACAACTAACCCTATACTTATTGTTATAGGGTTTTTTTTATGTCAATTACAAAAGAACAAGTACTGTTAGAATATGCGAAGTGTATGAAAAACACTCCGTACGCAATGCGTTCGTATTTGCAAACGTACGACAATACACAATCCAAATATGTTCCATTAGACTTATTTGAAGACCAAAATACCTTGGTGATGGATTATGATACTTACAATGAAAATATTGCATTGAAGTATCGTCAGGCGGGTGTATCAACTGTAACCGCAGCATGGGCGTCAAAAAAGATTGCATTTGCCAATAAGAATAAACCTGAGAAGGTTCTTATCATTGCAAACAAATTAGATACCGCAGTTGAATTTGCAAATAAAATCCGTGGGTTTTTAGGTCAATGGCCATCATGGGTTGGTATCGACTTTACACCTGAAAAAAACGCAGCAAGACACTTCAAAATGAGTAATGGGTGTGAGGTAAAAGCGGTTGCAACATCAAAAGATGCACTTCGTGGTTATACCCCAACCACACTTATATTTGACGAGGCTGCTTATATTGATGCCGATGAAGATTTCTGGGCTGCCTGTATGGCGTCACTATCTACTGGTGGTAAAGTTATAGTTATCTCAACACCAAACGGTTACGATAGAATTTATTACGAAATCTACGACCAAGCTCTAAGAGGTATGAACACTTTCAAGGTGACCGAGATGTATTGGTACAGAGACCCCCGTTATACTAAAGATTTATTTTTGATAAAAACGGATGATATGATTCACTATCTATTGAACAAAGAGGAATATACTGAGGACGATATTATTGACCTATCAGATAAGAGTCCAAGAGATAGAGATTTCAAACTAATTAGGAAACTCATGGATGGGGGATACAAACCGTGTTCTTCATGGTTTGAGGCGATGGTAAAAAAGTTGAAGTACGACAAACGAAAAGTTTCTCAGGAATTGGAGTGTAATTTCTTGGGTTCGGGTGATAACGTATTTGACTCAAACCTACTTCACTCTATCAAAGAGAATATGTTGTGTGAACCACAAGCCAAGATGATTGGAAACTCTTTATGGATTTGGAAAGAGCCTGAAATTGGTCACAAATACATTATGGGTGTAGACGTTTCTCGTGGTGACTCTGAAGACTTTTCATCATTTGAAATTGTTGACTTTGATACAAGAGAACAAGTTGCCGAGTATGTTGGAAAAATACCACCAGATACTTTGGCTGAAATTGCATATAAATGGGCGAATATGTATTCGTGTTTTGTTGTTATTGATATCACGGGTGGAATGGGTGTGAATACCTCAAGAAAGATGCAAGAACTTGGATATAAAAATTTATATATAGATGGGGTGGACCACGGTAATATGTGGAAGTATGACCCTAAAGCTCAAGACAAAATTCCCGGATTGAACTTTAATAATAAACGAGTTCAAATTATTGCCGAATTAGAAGAACAACTAAGACACGGATTCAAGATTTATAGTAACCGTTTAATGAACGAAATGAATACGTTCATTTATTTGAATGGAAGACCTGACCACCAAAAAGGACATCACGACGATTTGATTATGTCTTTAGCAATGGCAATATATGTTGGTCAGAATTCATTCTCTAAGTTAGAGAGGGTAACTGAACAAACAAAAGTATTGTTGGACTCTTGGCAAGTGAATACAAACAATACTAATAAATCTATCTCACAATACCTAAATCCAGTACTTCCGTTGAATCCTGCGGATTCTATGAGACAAAATCAAATATCAAAGGAAGAATATATGAAACATTCATGGTTATTTGGAAAATGAGGTATTTATATAATTGAATACTTGATTAGAATTACGTTATGTCGGAAAAACAAACAGTTTGGCAACGATTATCACAAACCTTTGGTCCTAATTCATTATTAGGACAGGATTATCCTACGTATAAGTTTGATAAGCAAGAACTACTACGCACACAGGATAAAGCTGCCTACGAAAAAGAAAAATTACAAGCACAACAGACGTATTATTTGGCGTCTAATTGGGCTAAAATTGAAAACAACTTATATACCCAAGCTGTTTATTATGAACCAACAAGACTTGCTAGTTTCTATGATTATGAATCAATGGAGTATACTCCTGAGATATCTGCAGCGTTGGACATATATGCCGAAGAATCTACAACACCAGACCAAAATGGTTTCATGTTACAGATTTATTCTGAATCAAAAAGAATAAAAAGTATTTTAGCGGACTTATTCAACAATAAGTTGGATGTAAATACTAATTTACCGATGTGGACACGTAACACGTGTAAATTTGGTGATAACTTTGTTTATTTGAAGTTGGACCCTGAGAAGGGTGTTGTTGGTTGTTTCCAATTACCAAACATTTCAATTGAACGTGTTGAAGGTGGTATGTTGGGTGACAGACAACTCAACGCCACAACGTCAGATATTACCGAATCTAAACCAATGAAATTTAAGTGGAAAGATAAAAACATGGAGTTTAATTCATGGGAAATAGCTCACTTTAGATTATTGGGTGATGATAGAAAGTTACCATACGGTACTTCTATGTTAGAAAAAGCCAGACGTATTTGGAAACAATTATTATTATCAGAAGACGCGATGTTGATTTATCGTACATCGCGTGCACCTGAAAGAAGAGTATTCAAAGTCTTTGTTGGTAACATGGACGACCAAGATGTTGAACCATATGTACAAAGAGTTGCCAATAAGTTCAAAAGAGACCAAGTTGTTGATAACGCAACAGGAAACGTAGATTTGAGATTCAACCAAATGGCTGTTGACCAAGATTATTTTATTCCTGTTCGTGACCCAGCAGCACCAAGTCCAATTGAAACATTACCAGGTGCAACAAACTTATCTGAGATTGCCGATATTGAGTATATTCAAAAGAAGTTATTGACTGCACTTAGAGTACCAAAAACTTTCTTAGGTTTTGAAGAAGTTGTTGGTGATGGTAAAAATCTTTCATTACAGGATATAAGATTTGCAAGAACTATCAACAGAATTCAAAAGTCGATGATTCAAGAACTTAACAAAATTGCTATAATACATTTGTTTTTGTTAGGTTTTGAAGATGAGTTATCAAACTTTACTTTAGGTCTTTCAAACCCATCAACGCAGGCCGACTTGTTAAAAATTGACATTTGGAAAGAAAAAATCCAATTGTATAGAGATGCAGTTTCTGACCCTGGTAACGGAATTCAACCTGTATCATCTACATGGGCTAAGAAACATATTCTTGGTTTCTCTGATGAAGAAATTAGATTGGATTTACAACAACAAAGGATTGAAAAGGCAGTTTCAGCTGAATTACAAACAACAGCTGAGGTTATTAGAAAAACAGGTGTGTTTGACAATATTGACAAATTATATGGTGGTGGAGCATCAGGTACGACAACTCCTGATTCATCAACAATGGATGTTGGTGGTGACTTTGGTGGTGGTGGATTACCTGAACCATCAATAGAACCTGAAGCACCGTTGGGTGGTGAAGAAGCACCGCCAGCACCTGAAATAGGTGGTGCTCCTGAAATACCCGCACCTGAGGTACAACCTGAATCTCAAAAACTTGACTTGAATATATTAATTGAGAATGATTTAATCAAAGGTAAAAATTATTTAGATTTATCAAAAGGAAGTCAATCTTTGGGTGATATGGAAAAAGAATTGAGAAATATACTAAGGTCATAATATTTATAAAATAAAATACTATGACTTTAGGTAACATTATATCAAGAATCAATAAGAAATTAGTTGAGTCGTACACACAAGATTCAATTAAAAAAGAAATAAAAACATTCTCTAAATTAGTGTTGGAGAATAAAAGTTTTTCTAAAATTTATTCAATTTATTCTGATTTATCTCAAAATTTGGGATTATCTAAAGAAGACTCTATTGAGTATGTCAATGAAGGTGTAAGGATTATTAATTCACATAAAAATAACAATTTTACTGAAATTGATAAGTGGATTAAAAATGTTGTTTGTGAGAATGATTATTCTGATATTGATAACTTAGTATACAGTGCCGACTTAAAAAAAGTGGTTGATTCTAAAAAGAAATTATCTGAATCACTTCAAAAACAGAAAACAATTTTTGAAGGTGTTAGATTACCATTATCTACAATGGTACAGGTTGCAAACAAACAAATTGAATCATTCGTTGAAACTTTATCTGAAAGTGAAAGAAAAGAATTCGTTGAATTATTGTCTAAGGATGAAACAAGTTTGAATGAGGATTTCAATGGTCTTAAAGAAAAAACTATCGAGAAACTACAAGAGATGAAAAACACTGTTGAGGATTCTGAAGTTAAAAACAAAATTCAAGAAACTATCAATAAAGTAGAAAAAGAGGTTAGTGGTAGAATTGAGTTTGTAAAAATGAAACAATTATTGGAATCTTTATAATTGTTCCTTATCTTTTACTGATTGAATATATTGAGCTTTCTTTATTTGCTCACGTCTTGTAACAGACTTCTTTTTGAATTCTTTACGTTCGATTAAAATGTTGTTCTGTTTGGTCTTTATAACTTTACCCTTTAATTCTTTTAGGGCTCTTTCAATTCCTTGAGGACCATGAACTTTTACTATCAACATATAATACAAATATCTAATAAATATAAAAAATATCTATACATTATATCAATATTCATATTTTTTTTGACAAAAGTAATTTTATTTAGTATATTTTCATTATAAAAAATAAACTTTCGGTGATAAAATGAATAATGAAGAAAGGTAAAACTACCAAATTAAATCTATATAAAGAAATAAAAACAAATTTTGGTACTGTAGATTCTAAAAACTTAAAATCAATTTTTATAAACATTCAGTCATGGGCTGAACCAACAGACGAATTTGATAATTGGAATCGAATCGTAAATAATCTAAGTAGAAAAGTAAAACATTCGGTACATAATAGAGCAAACAGAAATGTCTTTGACGACAAATTTATTGTGGATTTAGACCTCAGAACAAGTGGTATTATGTATGGAAAAAAATCATTTATGAATTTAGAAGTTAATTTATATCTAAAAAAAGAATTAGATTTCAAATCAACCACTCTAAAAAACGAAGTAAAAAATATTATCAGTTCAATTTATAAAGATTCTTTTTTAAACAACGAATATTTTAATTTCACCGCTTCTAAAAAAGATTCTGTATCAATATCGGTGTAAAGTATTTATTCATAATATTTATTTTTTAAAAGATATTATGAAAGATTTACGCATATTGAATCCATCAGAGGTTGGTAAGGGCATTTTGATTGAAATGGATGCGGGGTTTGTATCTCCACAACATGAGCTCAATCAGAAGATGCTCCAAGAACAAAAAACTCAATTGGACCACTCAAAGCCATTTGTGTTCTATGCTGTATTACAAAAACATGGTGTACCAAATAGAAATGGTAGAGTGTATCCTGAAAGGATTCTAAAGAGAGAAGCCGAAAAATACAAACAAATTATTAATAAAGGTTTATCAACTTCGGAACTTAATCACCCTGAATCATCATTGATTGATTTGGATAGAGTATCTCACATCATTGATGATGTATGGTGGGATAACAATATCCTTATGGGTAAACTAAGATTACTAACCTCACCAGGTTTTCATGAAAGAGGTATTGTTTCAACAAAAGGTGACATTGCAGCTAACCTAATGAGACAAGGTGTAACTATGGGTGTATCTTCACGTGGTGTAGGTTCTTTGAAAAAAGTTGGTGAACAAAACGAAGTACAAGATGATTTTGAATTAATTTGTTTTGATTTAGTGTCTTCACCATCAACACCAGGTGCATACCTTTTCTCAAATGTTGATGACCGTTCTAATTATGAAGAGAACTTAGATGAAGAAAAAATGATGAAAAATCAGGGAACAATTGACAAGTCTATTGACTTGATGAAAAAATTAACTGATTATTTAGGACACTAAAAAATTATTAATTATGGATGAAAAGTATTTTGTTGCAAAGGTAACTTATGATTTACCGGATGAGAACACAGGAAAGATTAAAAAAATCAGAGAAGAGAAACTTGTTATGGGTTACAACGTTACAGATGTTGAGGCCAAGGTAACTAAAAAATACCAAGGATTTCCACACGATTGGAGGATTACCGCTTGTGTTGAAAGTAAAATCGATGAAGTAATTGATTAATATTTGAACTACCATTTATAAAAGAATCTTGGGACACCCCAAGATTTTTTGTTTTAAAAACTATTTATAAATGAACTTTTTTTATCCGAGCACCATAAAATCAAATATTTTTTGGTGTTTGGATATATTTATAGGGTAATATAAATAACGCAAAATAATGTCTGAAAAGAAAAACATTGTTGAAGAAGCTTTAATCCAAATGAAAAATTTGGAATCTGTAGTTTCTGAAAATGCAAAAGGAATACTTGCTTCGACCATGAAGGAAGAAATCTCTCAGTTGGTAAAAGAATCTCTGTCTGAACAAGAAGATGAGGTTGAAACAGACGTTGATATGGAAATGGACTTGGAACCTGCGGGTGACGAAGAAATGGACATGGATACTGATAATGAGGATGAAATTGAAATGGACATGGATATGGACATGGATATAGATTCTGAAGAACCCATCGACTTGACAGGTGCGTCAGACGAGGAAATCTTAAAAATCTTTAAAAAGATGAGCGATGAAGACGGGGTAATTGTTACACAGGATGATGAAGAAGTTCATATTACTGATAACGATGAAGACGTTGAGTATATTGTTCAACTTGGTGAGGCTGAAGAAGAAATGGAGATGGAAATGGACGAAGATGCTGATTTAGATGCTATCATGGATGAATTATTCGCTGATGGTGGTGTTGAATCAGATGAAGTTGAAGACGTTGAAATGGATTTTGAAGATGAAGACATGGAAGATTCTGAGGAAGACGAAGAGCTTGTTTTCGAAATTGAGTTTGATGAAGAGGACATGGACGAAGAATGGTCTGAAGGTTCAGACATGGTCTATGAACTTGAAATGGACGAAGAGGACGAAATGGAAGAAGGTGATGAATCATATTCACCTGAAAAAGTTGAAGAGGGAAAAATGACTATCAAACCAAAGGGTATGACAGGAAAAGGACCTAAGTTTTCATATAAAAAAGAAGTTAAGGAAACTTTACCACCAGGTGCTGGTGAAAAATTTGACAATGATGAGCTTGAAGAAGGTGAAGAAATGATGGAACGTGGAGGTAAGAAAGGTGACATCAAAGGAACACTTAAAAAAGACGGTCATCATGGTAAAGGACCTAAGAGACGTGAAACGGCTAAAGAAGAAGGTGATATCGATTACACAGAAACTAAAGAAGCTGCACGTACTTATGGTTTTGGTTCTAAAAAAGGTCGTGGTCACAGAAAAGCGGTAACTCCAAATAGAAATCATGTGTATGAAAACACTAAATTGAAAGAGGAGATTTCCAAATTAAGTGAGAAAAATGAAGAATACCGTAAAGCACTAAACATCTTCAGAGAAAAACTACAAGAAGTTGCGGTTTTCAATTCTAACTTGGCGTATGCTACTAGATTATTCACAGAGCATTCTACAACTAAGAAAGAGAAAATCAACATCTTGAGAAGATTTGATGATGCTGAGTCAATGAAAGAGTCAAAAAACCTCTACAAACAAATTAAAGAAGAGTTGTCAGGAACAACTGATGTTGTAACAGAATCTGTTGAAAAGATTGTGGATAAAGCACCAGTCTCTGGTTCAGCTCAAAGTTTGATTGAATCAAAAACTTATGAGAATCCTCAGTTCTTAAGAATGAAGGACCTCATGAACAAAATAACAATAAAATAAAAATTAAAAACAAAACTATACTAAAATGGGAGCATTATTAGAAAGCGGTCTTGTTGGTAACATCGGTCTTAAGCACTTGAAAGTTATTAAAGAAGACACAATCAACAAATGGGATAAATTAGGTTTCTTAGAGGGACTTAGAGGTCACATGAAAGAGAACGTTGCACAGTTGTATGAAAACCAAGCATCGCACCTCATCAACGAAGCGTCAGCTTCAAATGACTCTGGTTCTTTCGAAACAGTTGTATTCCCAATCGTGAGAAGAGTATTCTCTAAATTATTGGCAAACGATATCGTTTCTGTACAAGCTATGAACTTACCAATCGGTAAATTGTTCTACTTTGTACCTCAAATTCAAGGTTATTCAGGTGGAACTGCAACTTATTCAGGTGTACACTATGCACCAGTAGGTTCTCCTGGTAACTACCCTGGTTCACCAAACGCAGGTTACACTTCAGGTACACCATTCAACAAGAACTTGTATGACTTGTTCTATGAAGGTTCAACTCCTGATTTGGAACCAGCAGGTTTGTTCGACTATTCAAAAGGTCAGTGGACAGCTGTAACTGTTGCGGCAACTTCAGTGGCTTGGGATAATGGTAACTTAGTTGCTTCAGCATACACTTCAGATACATACAGAAAAGTATTGATTGCTATCTCTGGTTTCTCAAGTGCAGGTCAAGGTAAATTGATTGGTCCTGATGGAAACATTCAAGATACAGAATCATTCTTGGCTGGTTTGAAAATTGTTGGTAACGCACAAAACAACACTACTTCAGGTAACACAGCTAACCCTTATTTATACAGAGTTGTAACTCAGAAATATGGTAAGGGTATCGTTCAATACGGTTCACAAGCATCTTACACTCCATTCGCAGGTGCAAATACAAACTACTATGATGATATTTGTACTGCTGATGGTGTAATGTACTTGGAAGTTGATTTACAAGTTCCATGTGCTGTTGGAGCGGATTCACTTGATGGTTATTCAGGTAGCACATTCGCATCAACTGCTGGCGACAGTGCATCAGCTAACGCTGAAGTAACATTCAACGTATTGTATAGAATTTACGATACATTAGAATTTGAAGACCAAATTGGTGAAGTTTCTTTCGACCTTCAGTCAGTAACTGTATCTGTTACAGAAAGAAAACTTAGAGCACAATGGTCTCCTGAGTTAGCTCAAGACGTTGCAGCGTTCCATAACATTGACGCTGAAGCTGAATTGACAGCATTGTTGTCAGAGCAAATCGCAGCGGAGATTGACCGTGAAATCCTAAGAGACTTGAGACAAGGCGCAGCTTGGTCTTTGAGATGGGATTACAACGGATGGAAGAGATTAGGTTCAAATGCAGTACCTTACACACAAAAGGACTGGAACCAAACTCTTATCACTGCAATCAACCAAATTTCAGCACAAATCCACAAATCAACATTGAGAGGTGGAGCTAACTGGATTGTTGTATCTTCTGAAATCAGTGCAATTTTTGACGACTTGGAGTACTTCCACGTTTCAAACGCAGCACCAGACCAAGACCAATACAACATGGGTATTGAAAGAGTTGGTACTTTGAGCGGTAGATATCAAGTGTATAGAGACCCTTACTTCCCACCAAACACTGTATTGATGGGTCACAAAGGTACGTCTTTACTTGACACTGGTTACATTTACGCACCATATGTACCTCTTCAGTTGACTCCAACTATGTATAACCCATTCAACTTCACCCCAATCAAGGGTATCATGACAAGATACGCTAAGAAGATGGTGAACAACCGTTTCTACGGTAAAATCACAGTTGATGGTGTTAGAACATTCGACTTGAACGAGTTGAGATAATCTTCACTTACGTGATAACCATAAGGGGACCATTTGGTCCCCTTTTTTTATTTCCTAATGACACGTAATGACTTAGACAGTACTTCGTTCTCTTCTAACGTAAAAAGTCCGTAAGAAATGGATTTTTGAATTGCCAACTGTAAAACATAATTTGCTTGGTTCTTATCCATACCATCAATGAATGACTCTAAATCATCTTCTGTCTTGTAATTGATGGTATCAAATAATGTCCCTAAATAGATTTCATTTTCATCTTCCATAGTATTTATAATAATAAGAAAAATGGACAATAGACTCAAGAATATAATTGCCGAAGATTTGGCTGTTTGGTTTGGTAAAAAGAAAAAACCAAAAGGTAGTAAACAACCTAAAGGTCCTTGGGTAAATATTTGTCGTAAGGTTGATGGGAAACACCCACCATGTGGTAGAAAATCCGCTGAAGATGGTGCGTACCCAAAATGTAGAGCCGCGGGTGTTGCAGGTAAAATGTCAGATTCTCAAAAGAAAGCTGCGTGTAGACAAAAAAGAGCTGCCGAGAAAAAAGACACTCAAACAGGTAAGGGTCAAAAACCTGTTATGACATCTTATAAAACAAAGAAAGAGTCTATCAGAGATATTATTCAAAAAGTAATTAGGGAGTCGATTCAGAAGAATCACTAACTGTTACGTGATGTGATATTTCATCACAGTGTGTTTTTGTACAAGTAACTTGTTTTGTAACATATAAGGTATCCCTTACAATCTTTTCTTTATATACAATCTTCTCAACAGTATCCGATTTACCAATAACATCTTTCTCATTTGATATGGTTGGAGTGTAGGTAGTATAACCAATAAAGATTGATATACATAACAACGGTATTCCTATGAACAAAACTGAACCTGTCCAAAATATAGATTTAAACTTATTCATGGATATTCTTAATTATTGATTGTAGTGAATGTTTGACATTTGAAATCATTTCGTTTTCAAATATATCTCTTCGTTTCTCAACCTCTTCATTGAATAAATCAACTAATTTGGTGTTAGCCTTTTCATCCAAAAAAATAGTGTAAGAGTATGTATGGTTGATAATATTTACAGACCTACCTTGAATAATAACGTAAATTTGTTTTTCATCATTCCGAATGTAACGCTTGTTTGAGATAGGACTTAAAAGTAAAATAGAACTTTGGGATTCCAAAAGTTTTTTACAAATTCTCATACAATCATTCTCATATTGAGACTTTTCTTCAGTAATGGATAATTTCCTGTGAAGACGAATGTACGTTTTTTGAATCAAACGTTTGAACTGATGTAATGTATTGTTTGACATATTTGTCCGTGTTATTAGGATACAAATATACGACTTCTATTCAATAAAACAAATTAACAATACGGTGCTGAACATCTTTTTTTACCGTCCAAACCGGGTTGTTCACCTTTGCAGACCTGGACAGCATAACCGTTAGCGTAAGCTGAAGGATAAACATCATACTTAGCTTTTGCCGCGGATTTACCTCTCGCACAAAGCTTTGTACCTGTTTTCTTTTTACCTTCTTCGACCATATCAATATTCATTGATAAATCTTCATTACCTCTTTTTGTTTCATTCATCATGAAATCAAAAACTTGGTCTAAATTGTTTTTGGCTTCTGCAATATGGTCTTGTGCCCAATCGTGACCATTGTCTAAAATACCGTCAACCATCTCAGGGTCTAATTCTAATAATAAGTCACATTGTCTTCTCATTTGCTCTAAATTAGAAAAGAACATATATCTATCAGTTTTTTGTTCTGATAAAACTTTATTTATAAGTTTAGTTAACTCAGATTCTGTAAGTTTGATTACCTTTTTCATTTCTTATTTACGATTTCAAATTGTATTTGTCTCTTATAAGTATCTTTCTGTCCACTAGTTGACACACGAATGTCAATAAAATATTCATTAGGTATTTTGTCTCTTGTGTCGAAGATAAAATAATACTCATTAGGAGTCCTGTTTAATTCTGTCCAATCTTGTACTTGAACCTCAGTTGTTCCTTCTTTTACATAGACTCTATAATCAGCTTGTATTCTATATAATGGTTGACGACTAGTATACGCCTTTTTGATATTTACTGAAACCTTTCTAATGTCAGTGTTCAAAATTTTCTCATTCTGATTGATACCTGAAGCATCGAAACCGTATAAAGCTGGTTCCTTAGATTGAGTTCCAATTATATACAAATTAGTGTATGGTTGTAAAATAACTTCATTTGTTATGTTGGCTAATGTAACCCCATTCAAAACAATACTTGACCATATATCATAGAACATACATGGTGTTGTGTATCCATTGATTGGCGGTACTGAAACTTCATAGACACCCTTTGCTCTACGACAACTAGATAAGTTAGAGAATACTGTTGTTCCGTTATTATCTTGTATGTTTACAACAGGGTTTGAATCTAAGTTTACAAAATCACCATTCTCGTAAACATATAGGTATAATTTGTTTGTTCTGTTTTCGACAAAAAGGTTTCTATCATCATCAATCAAATCATCATAGGTTGTCTCTAAGTAAGGTTCATAGAACGTTTGTGTGTGACGGGTAAAGAAACCAACAGAGTAGTTCTCTGTGAGTCCTGTGATGTTCTCCAATTGGGGTAGATATGCAATTCCCCATCCTACGTTACCACTTGTTGCTCCTGTGAGGATATCGTTGATTTCATTGGTCATATCAAATTCGATGTTTTCATCACCGAATTCGAAATGTTGTGTATCAACAATGGTAAGACCTGTGTAGTTTAGTCCTGAGATGGCGTTTGAGTTTGTATTATCATATATTCCGTTTTGTGACCATCCACTAAGTGTGGTTGCCTGATAATAGTTTGAAGGTCTTGTTGAGAATGCTTTATCATTGAAAGGACTCGTTGGTGAACTCTGACCGAATGATGAGTTCTGTGTGGTTTGGAAATCGTAGAAATCATAACCAACACCTTCGTCCCAACTTTGAGCGTTTCCTGTTGTACCTGAAACTTTTGGTATTCTAAATAATACCAAATCAAAACTTGTCGCTCTTCTTCTACCGTCTGAGGTAAATGTATTTAGAAGTTCTGTTTCAGCAAACGCTGAAGTGTTCGTCATATTCAACACGTGTGTCATTGATGGTGTACAACCTGTTGAAATTTCACCTGTGGCTAATTGAGTTTGTAATTGTGTGAGGTCGATATCAAAGATGAATCTTGAAAAACCACTTGATGCTAATGTATCTTGTGCACTTCCGAAATATAACTCAGTCACAGGGTTTCTACCTGTGTTTGTGTATGAGTTATAAATGATAGTATTGTTCCTACTAAAATATGACTTATGAACTGACATTTACCTTTTTTTATATAAATATCAATTCAAACGAATATTTTTGTTTAATATGGATTGATATGCTTGGGCGAACACAGCATCGATGTCTTCTTTGGATGGAGCACTACCAAAACACTTAGGATTTGGGGATTCATTATGGTAATCGTGACTGTGTGAAAACAGGTATTGAATCATCAAATTCAATAACTGTAACAACTCTTCACCCCTTACCATAGAAGAAGTATTTGGTTCAATTAGAGATTCAATCATATCTTGAGAAATACCATAGATAGAATTATCTAAGATAATCTCTTGTTTACCAGGTATCTTACTGTCGTGAGACAATAAATAAATTTTATCCGCACCCTCTAAAATAACACTTTGTTTTTGACCAATAACCTGCAAGTTTTGTTTTTCTTGAACAATGACTGTTTTCTCAAGACCAACTCTTCCTGGTGATGACATCAAGAAATTACCATATTGTTTTTGTCCTTGACTAAACTTTACTGCTTTGTTGAAACGAGATAAATTCCTTCTTGCTGTAGGAATAGTAAGTAAGTCAATGTTTAGACTTAGAGTTGATGAGTTTGATGTCAACACCATAACTTTATAGTTGTTTGATGTTGGTCTGACATACAATGGGAAATATTCATTCTCCCACCCACCTTTTGTTGCCAAATCAGGTCCGTTAGGTATTTTACCGGCATTTACCCCTTTGATAAATTCATTGATAAAATTAATGGCGTTGTCCATAGACAAATCATTGAAGTTACTTTCGTACTCCCTAATCTTGTTGGGGTATGGGTCATTTGGTAAACCAAAAGAATTTGTTAGAATTCTATCATTAGGTAATAATGTATATAACACAACATTACCACTAAAAACATTTTCGTTATTTTCGGGGTTATAAATTTGCCACTCGATTAGTTTTTTTACAAGTCTAACATCTGTTTTTGTGGTTATAATATCTGTTGGTGTTGCAGGAACAATTCTCTGTTTGAATTGTGATACCTGAACAAAGGCTCTTTTTGGATATTGGATAGGTAGAGAATTTCTCTCAAGTCTCTCTGTTTTACCAGCTCTAACTAATACCGTATCCTCCCCTTTTTCTTTATCTGTTTTGATAATAACATCGGCAGTTCCTCTACCTAATAATGCATTATCCCCTGGTTCGGGAAATATACCTTTAGTTTCAGCGGGTATAGTTCCATTGATATTTCTAATAGGTAGGGATTGTTTTATTCTTGGACCTAAACCTGTAAGTGCTTTGGCGGGTTCTATTTGTTCGAATGGTGTCTGTACGGGACTTGAGAACGTTCCCTGTATGTAATATATGTCCTGATATTGATTGTTATCATTAGCATACATTATCTGTACTAATTCACCAACTTTAGGTACTTGATATAAAAAGTATGGTAATAATGGATAGACAACGAAGGGGTCATTTTCAGACCATTTTTTCACATTATCACCTGATTTTTTTACAGTAGTATTTGGTACAGATAATTCGATATCCTGTTGGTTTTTGATAATGATTTCGGCACGAATTCTACCGAGCATCAAAGGGTCAAGGTTATCTATAACCTTACCATAATAGAGATTTCTCCTAGATGCGTCTTGTAAACCTTTAGCCATTAGTCTTTATGTCTTTTATCGTATTCTTTTAGAATTGTGTTGTAATATTTTTCAACCAAATCAATATTATGGGTCATCTTTATGATAAGGTCTTTTAGTATTTCAAATTCTTTTGAAAGAACATCCATATTTTCAACCAATTCTTTATTTGATGCATCGGGTAAACTCTGTAGTAAATTCTCAATCGTATCTAATTCTTCTTTTGTCATGTTTACATCTTTTTTCCTACGAGTTTTATTGGTGGTAATGTCATTGCCGGTGTAATTGGTGTTGGTGGTAATGCAAATTCCACTTTACCATTTTCATCTTCTTCTTTTTGGAAACCAGTTATTCTTTGTATTTCGGCTAAAACACCTTTGTTTACTGTACCGTCAGGGTTTGGTCCTGTATTTATACCAGCCTTTTGTAATTCCTGAATTACATTTATAGATGCTCTTGTTGTTGAGAATCCTGGTAATGTTGGTGCTAATAATAGTGCTGGATATGGTAATTGTTTTTTACCTGCAGCAACATTTTGAGTTGCAGCAAAAACAAGTAATATATTATCAATTACATTTTTACATTTTCTATAATCATCAATCAATAACCCAACTTGTTGTGCTAAAACTAATAATCGGTATATCATTGAATATCGTGCCTTTTTAGATTCATTTACAATATCAAGGATAATACTACTTACTAAATTCAACAAGTCTTTTTTGATAATATTAAAAAGAGTTTCAATAAAAAGTGCGGCAATCCTTGATGTTATATTGATAATCATTTTTTTATAATGTCTCATAAAATCATTTAGGTCATTGATATCATCAATTGCATTTTTTTGTAATGATTTACCCATTACTAATAATGGTAATAATAATTTAGGACCTAAAATTGAGATTGTAATTGCTAATGGATAATTTTTTAAAAAATCTTTGGTTATGTTGTGTCTTAACTCTAATGTTGGATATTCTATTTCCCATTGAGATACAATTGAGTCTACGACGCCATCCATTACATCTTCTTCATAACTATTAATATTTCCATCAGGGAGTACATCAAGTAAATAAAGTTGATTGAAAACATTTTGAGTATCTAAAGGTAACTTAACATTTCCACAATCTTCAAATTCAACAACACCAAGTTTTACGTTTGATATAAAATTATCTATTTCACGTAAATCTTGGTCAGTCATTTCAAAAAAAGTATCATCAATACCGTCAAGTTCTGATACTTTAGAAGTTCCAGCGACATCAATTTCGGCTCTATTATCAAAACACAAACCAAGTATTCTGGTTAGAATTTGGAAAAATTTACCATTTACTGCAAGTTGGTCTGTACCAATAACCAATTCAATATCTAACAATCCCGTTAATATATTTGCTAATTGAGCTGCAAAATTTCTTAAATCTAAAAGATTTATTGTTTTATAATAGTCAGTTAAAAATTCTGTAACTAAATTTTCACCATTTTGTCTGTCTCTAACACTCACTTTATAAAATTCACCAGTGTTACCAAAATTATCTACAGTCACATAGGTAATATCAAAAAGAGGTTGACCTGATTTACCTAAATAATCCGAATTATATGATTGTGAAAATGGTACATTTAAGTTTTGTAATCTATTGTACAGTTGTCTATTCATTGAATATGGTGTAGTACCAACAGAAGTGTCTTGACTCTCATAAAGACCAATTGAACCTTGTTCACTCGGTGATGTTTTTAGTCTTTTAGCAGGGTCAACAGCGGATACTTTAATATAAATGTCACCAGAATTGTATTTTTGTTCTTGACTACATCCTAACGCACTAATAACCTCTTTCTCAACCAAATTTTTTAATTTTGGTTGTATTTCTAATAAAGTTTGATTGAATTTTCTCTTAAGATAGTTTGTATTATCATTTCCTGAACCTGAACTAATAAATTGTAACTCTAAAAGTTCTTCAAGTTGATTCTTTACCTCTCTTTGATACCTTTTCTTTTTTTGAACTAAACTTTCTTCTGTTGTAGATGTTTTAGACCTTGATTGTTCTAAACTATCACCTGCACGACGTTTTCTTTCCTTGATTTCATCAGAAACTTCTTTGTAAGTTTTGGTTGCTTGGATTTTCTCCTTCGCTTCCTGATAGGAAAATTTTAAGTCGTCCTGTGGCATAGTTATTTCGTAGTATAGATATCATCGTCAGAAATATCTTTTTCCATCAAGCTCTGTATCATATCGGTATCTAAATCCGATATAGTAAAACTCTCAGTTTGATTTGCTGATTTTTCCCAAATACTGGCTTGTAGTTTAGATAAAGAAAGTTTCTTTTCAACAACATCGTTTATTATCTTTTGTTGTTTTTCAATAACAGGTCCAATTACTGTCATATCTTCAGGGTCTTTCATCATAGTCAACATTTTGTTTTGAATACGTATTGCAGTATTTCTTTGTTCAACTAATTCGTTATAAATTTCCTGCATCAATGACAACATTGATTCTTTTGTGAGGTTAATCTGTTTTTTTTGAGGTCTTGGCATACCAATAAATAGTTGTTATTGTTTTTTACTCTTTGAAACCTTCTTGGATGATAAAATACAATTTTTTATATCTTCTCATACTAGTTCTAATTTCTTTTGTACTTAGGTTAGTCATCTCCCTCAATGTTAGGAGAACTATGTTTTTATTAAACTTATTATTATCCGCACCAATGAATACCTTATTATAATTTTCAAATAAATCTATTAATGCATATCCTAATTTAGTTTCATTATCATTCATATTCTCAGTATCTAAGAACAACTTTAATTCATCAAGGTATTTCCGTATCACCAATTCACTATCAAATTTTTCTTCATCAATAAAATAAATCATATCAGGTCTTTCTTCTAAGCTAGTTGAAATATCTTCATATGATATTTTACGATTGATATCTTTTTGGTCCTTAATGATTTGACCCATCAAATAGTTTTTACATATTGTACCAAAATATGAATAAGCTTTCTTATTTTTATCAGGCCTAAACTTATCTATTTTAGTCATTAAGAAAGAATGTGTATCAGTATGAATTTCAAAAAAATCCATATCTTTTCTATACAACTTATACCTACGTATGATAGACGAAATCATCTTATCAAGTGGATGACGTAGGTATTCGTTATATATTTTATTCTTTTCTTCAAATGTGTCCGCAACTAAGTAACGTCTAACCGCAGCTTCTTCCCTTTCAGCGAAATAATTTTCGTTGACGGTTTTCCTACCTCGTTTACGTTCAACAGTTGAACCTGACACTTCCAAGGACATCAAATCTCATTTTCTTGGAAGTTTATGTTTCTTTGTTCAGTGAAGAAGTATTCTTTTTTTGCGGACTCAACCCAAAACTTTACTTCATTTTCAGATAAAATTGAGTCACCAAATTTATGATTCCAGAAAATAGAACCTTCCCTCATATTCAAGTGTTTATAACCAATTTTAGGTATTGTCATTATTTGAACTGAGTTATAAGTCATTCTTAATAAGAATTCATAAACAAATGTTAATTTGAAATTACTCTTAAACATTCCAAAATCAGTGAATGACTCTTTTAGCATAACCATACCTGAAGTTTGGAAGTTTTGATAATCGTGTAGTGTTTCATTGGTTAGGAATCCCATTTCTTGACTAAAGTTAGCTGCGAAAGTGGCTTCATTAGTAAATCCTGCAAAAGTATTTTTATCATCAACATCAACAACGATTGGTAAAAACGCCTGAATTTCAGGATATGCATCCATATAGATTTTCACATTTTTGAACCAAATTGAAGCGTATTCGTCATCAATTTCATAAAAAGAAACCCATTTACCTGAAGAGCTTTCAACACCTAAATTAATTTGTGATGAATAATTTGGTTCACCTTCAAATAACACCAATTTAGTATTTATTGAACCAAAATCATAGTTATTTAGTATTGAGATTAAGTTTTCTTCTTTTGTGTGAACAATAACCAATTCTTTTGGTAAAATAGATTGGTTATTAAGTGCTTTGATACATTTATCAAAATATTCTGTAAAATCTTTTACCGTAGAGTTTTTGATTGGTAAAATTACTGATAAGTCTAAAAATTCTTGTGTCATAATTATAGTGTGTCAATTGATTCTAATTGTTGTTTAAGGTGAGAAACTCTCGAACCGATAATATTTGTAAATGTTGATGTAACCATAAACTCAAACTTACTTTTGTCTTGATATTTGGTTGTTGTCGCCATGTTACTATATAATTCATCTGAAATGTTATCCTCTAACCAATTTTGTAAAAATTCTGCAATCAAATCAACGATTACATTCTTATTGTGTACCCAAATACCATTTTCTTCATTCAACCAAACTGGTTTTAGGTTTGGTGTCATACCCAGTACTGGTACTCCTGTTATCATAGATTCTAATGGGAACGTACCAAAACTTGAATGTTCGTCAACCCAAACAGAGGCACAACATTCTTTGAGCGCATTTGCAAATTGTAGTTCACTTAGACCTCTCATATCTCTAAATGTTACCCATCTAAATTGAGGGTATTTTAGATAAAACTTTTTGATAATATTAACAGTATCTCTCTGTTCTCTACTATGGACGGCAATTACTGGTTTTGGTGGTTTTTCTGCCTTTGAAAAACAATCAGATATAATTGGTTCAATTACATCCCAAGTTTGATTTTTCATTATAGATGAAATCTCATTTTTAGATTCTTCTGATGTTGTGATTGCTCTAATAAAACCTAATGAATTCCATGATTGACCTGCTTGTAAGGTATCAACAATTTGGTCATAAGCTTGTGCAATAACAATTTTACCACATGGTAGGTTTTTTATTTGTTCCATAATAAAACCGTAAATTTCAGGGATTAAAATAAAATCTTCAGGAGAAATCTCTAAGTTTCTATTTTCAATACTCTGATGTGGTATCTCAGACATATATTCGGGACCTAACCATTCAGAAACTCCTGTGTAATCATTCTTTTCTGTTAGCATTATTGAATTAAATCCGTTTCTTTTTAATGTCAAAGCCATTTGATAAATGTATCTGACAGATGCCTTAGCATTACCTTTAGTATCTTGAACTAAAAAATATAACCTTGAGTTTTTATTTTCTAAATTCTCAATACTTGTTTTTATTTTTGAAAGTTGTTCTTGTTCCATATTATAATTTCTTGATTATTTTTTTATGTAATAGTGTGTTAAATGCCAATTTAAATGGGAGTGTCGTTTGATTATGTTTACCTATCATTTCATCCATTTCTTCTCTCTCAGACATAACGACTTCAAGTAACATTTTTACTATTTCCCATTTCATTACATTAATTTGTATTGAATCATCAGATTCTTTTTCATCCACTTCACTTTTAGTGTTAGGTATATTACACGCAGAATCTACTTCGTCTAAATCAATATAATAAAATTCTCCTAAAATATTTAACATAATTTTTCTATAATTTCGTTTAGTTCTTTTATTTCCTTTATTGAGATTTTACTATCAATTTCAGTGTTATAGGGTGTCTCAAATTTTATCTTTTCTAATTTGGTGTCTTCTAATAATAGGGTTGGGTTTGCAGTAAGTAAAATGTCTAATTCAGATAAAACCTGATTTTTTGTTGATATGTTATAAAACATAATCTTCTCAATTAGACAACCAAACTTAGACAAGAAGAATAATGTAGCTGGTTTTGATTTACCAATTTCATCTGAAATTAGTATGATTTCGTGTTTTTCTCTATTATTAACATAGAAATCATTTAAGTCGTTGAATGTAAACGTTTCAGTGGAACCTGCGTGTCCAAAAATTTGCATAGCAAACTCAACGTACAAAAAGTTATAAATCTCATCATCGTCTTTAAATTTGAAATGTTTGGTTAGTTCTAAACTATCAATAGGTTCAACAACACTTCTTTCAAAGTCATCATTTTCATCTTTTAGAATATCGTCTATTAAAAATTTCCTATAGGTCTGTTCAATTTTACCCATAGTATCTCTAAGAACACCATTTATTTCAATACCGATTTTCATTCTTCGTATCTCTTTAATATTTTACTAATAATTGGGTTTCTAACAATATCACCATCTTCAAACTCAAAAACACCAATATCTTCTATATCTCTAAACTTTTCCATAGCATCCCATAAACCACTATGTGTTTTATCTTTGTATCTGTCAGTCTGCTCTAAATCTCCTGATATGAAGAATTTACTATTGAATCCAATTCTTGTCATAAGAAGTTTCATTTGTTTTGGAGTACAATTCTGAGCCTCTTCAAAAATTAGAATTGAGTTGTCAATGTTCATACCTCTCATATATGCAAGTGCAAACACTTCGACAATTTCTAATTCTTTTAATTTTTCACGAGATTCTTTTCCAATAATTTTGTTTAGTAGATAGTACGATGGAAAAATATATGGGTCCAATTTCTCTTCAACATTACCTGGTAATGCTCCTAATTTTTCCTCAGCTTCAACTGCTGGTCGTACAATAATTAATTTTTCATATTGATTGTTTGGGTCGGCTAATAAGTCAACCGCACATTTCATTGCAATATAACTTTTACCAACACCTGCAGGACCTGAACAAATTGTTATTTGACTACTTTCTAATGTCCTGTAATATTTTTCTTGGTTTTTTGATAAGAATTTTTCTTTTGTTTTTCTTTTTATAACTTGTGAGATAAGTTCTTTTTTTGTCCTAGGTTGTAAAACTTCACCAATAGTTGGTGTCGGATTAGGTTTTCTTCTACTCATTTATTGAATGATTATTTTTAGTTATTATAGGT